ATGATACGCTCTAGATCGCATTCGCCCTCAAGGCGAAAAGGCGAGCCGCACAGCGGATTGCTCGCAAGGTGCACGCTAGTTGGGCTCGCTCTATTTGTTGGACAAATGTTTGCCCTTGAAAAAGCTGAATCTCGTGAATTACATAAACCTACTTATTACAAGCAATATGCTTTCATTCAGTTAAATCATTCATTTACTGAGTTCTATTGCTTAGATGAGTTATATCATCATGAGAGTAGGTGGAATCCAAGCGCTCGCAATGGCTCACACTATGGCATACCACAAGGTAGATCTAAGTACTTGGCTAAGGTAGATGGCTTTAAGCAAGTAGACTGGGGCCTTAAATATATTGCTAACAGGCATCAAACGCCATGTAAAGCATTACATCATTTCAAGACTAAAGGATGGCATTGAGTAAAAGAGCTATAGGTAGTGGCAAGTGGCAGAAGCTGCGCATACAGATCCTCGATCGTGATGGATGGACATGTGTAAGTTGTAACAGGCCTGCGCACACAGTGGATCATATAATCCCGAGAGTTAAAGGCGGTGACATGTGGAGTCCATCCAACTTACAATCAATGTGCAAGTCATGTAACAGCGCTAAAGGCGATCGTTTTTTTAATAGCATGCCGACCCCCCCTGTCTTTTTCAAACCTTCTCTCTCCAAGACAGTCCAGATCGTTCCAGACTCACCTTTTAATAAACCAGATACACTAAACTTCGATGCAGATTGATACAGAATTAAGTCAGAATAAACGAGGGGTCGGATTGATTGGCAGCACTGAGCCAAGAATCCACACACCCTTACTTAAATGTGCAAGCAAAGCACAAGAGGTGGCCGATCTAGCTGAGAAGATTGGCCTACCTCTAATACCCTGGCAACGTTGGGTGCTAGATGATTTACTATCTGTAGATGAGAATGATATGTGGGTCAAAAAAACCGGTATCATCCTTGTAAGTCGTCAGTCTGGAAAGACTCATCTAGCTCGTATGCTTATATTGGCACATTTATTTATTTGGAATAGCAAGAACGTACTAGGCATGTCCTCAAATAGAAATATGGCATTAGATACATTTAGAAACGTTGCATACACAATAGAAGATAATCCATTTCTCAAAGATCAAATAAGACAGATACGCCTGGCTAATGGTCAAGAATCTATAACCTTAAAGAATGGTGCTAGGTATGAAATAGCCGCAGCTACTAGAGATGCACCACGTGGTAAGACCGCAGATTTCTTATATCTTGATGAATTACGTGAATGGTCGGAAGAAGCGTTTACAGCTGCATTACCAGTAACACGTGCTAGGCCGAATTCTATGACTTTGATGACCAGTAACGCTGGCGATGGCTTTAGTACAGTACTAAATGATTTACGTGAACGATCTTTATCTTATCCGCCAGAAACTTTAGGATATTACGAATGGTCAGCGCCAGAGCACTGCAAGATACATGATCGTAAAGCGTGGGCCATGGCTAATCCAGCATTAGGGTATTTAGTAACAGAAGAAACTTTAGAAGAAGCTGTAAACACAAATAGTGTAGAAGCTACAAGAACAGAGATGCTTTGCCAGTGGATTTCAAGCTCGGTCAGTCCTTGGGCTTACGGCAGTATTGAGGCATGTAGTGATAGCACGTTAGAAATTCCTGTCGGGCCAATGACTATAATGGCCTTTGATATTGCACCTACAAGACGATCAGGTGCGCTCGTAATTGGTCAGTTAAAAGATAATAAGATAGCTGTAGGATTGGCGCAATTATGGACAAGTGAAGTGGCTATAGATGAAATTAAAATGGCTAGTGATATTAACGAATGGGCAAAAAAGTACCACCCACACATAATTTTATTTGACAAGTACGCCACACAAACTTTATCTACAAAATTAGAGCAAAGCGGATGGCGTATGCAAGATTGTAGTGGCCAGGCTTTTTATCAAGCATGTGGCGATTTAGCAGATGCTTTAGCCAATACTAGGTTAGTCCATTCTGGACAACCAGAGCTAGTACAGCACTTAAATAACTCTGCTGCTAAAATTTCAGACTTTGGATTCCGTATAATTAGGCGTAAATCGGCTGGCGATGTTACAGCTGCGATCAGCCTTGCCATGGTTGTAAGTCAATTGACTAAACCGCAACAAACTGCACAAATCTTTGTGTAACTTGCACTAATAGTCCGATTTATGGTATAAAGTATATATATGGGTCTATTGTCTGCTTTGGGTATAACCAATAATAAAACTGTCCAAGCGCAATACGCCCCTGCCGTTATGGGCGATAACAGTCTTCAATTTGGTTACAACACATTTGGGTTCGGCCCAATGGATCGCACACTTGCAACACAAGTGCCAGCAGTTAATCGATGCCTAAATTTAATTAAAGGCGTTATTGGCTATTTACCTTTAGAGCTGTATAAAAAATCTACAGGCGAAAAATTAGGCAAGCCATTATGGTTAGAGCAACCAGATATCAGACAACCACGATCCGTCACGATTAGCTGGACTGTGGACTCACTTGTATTTTTTGGTCAAGCCTTCTGGAGAGTTACAGAAGTTTATGCAGATGATTTACGCCCTGCTAGATTTGAATGGATTGCTAATAATCGAGTAGTCGCACAAACAAATCAATTAGGTACAGAAGTTTTATATTACACAGTAGATGGCGCTAAAGTGCCTATGGTCGGTGTCGGATCTTTAGTTACATTTCAAGGATTAACACAAGGTGTATTACAAACAGCAGGCCGCACAATACAATCAGCACTAGACTTAGAAAAAGCCAGCGCAGTGGCATCACAAACACCAATGGCTACAGGATTTATTAAAAACACTGGTGCAGATATGCCAGAGTCGCAAGTACAAGCATTATTAGCAGCTTGGAAATCAGCACGTCAAAACAAAGCAACAGCATATCTAACTAGCACACTAAGTTATGAAACTGTTGGGTATTCACCTAAAGATATGATGTACTCAGAAGCACAACAGTATTTAGCCACCCAAATTGCCAGAGCTATGAACGTGCCAGCGTATTACATATCAGCAGATATGAATAACAGTATGACTTATCAAAACATTTTAGATGGTCGTAAAGAATTTGTTGCATATTCGCTACAACCATACATTTGTGCTATAGAAGATCGCCTATCAATGGATGATATAACCCCACGTGGTCACGTAGTTAAGTTTGCACTAGAAGAATCATTCTTACGTGCCGACACAATGAAACGTTTAGAAGCAATAGAAAAAATGCTGTCACTAGGTTTAATAGATGTAGAGCAAGCTAAAGAAATGGAACAAATGACACCTAACGGAAATGAGGACACTGATGTTACTTACATTCAGTAGCCAGATCGAAAGCGCAGATGGCGAGCGCAGAGTAATTGCAGGCAAGATCGTGCCATTTGAAGTGCCTGGCAACACCAGTGCTGGCAAAGTTGTATTTGCTAAAGGATCAATAGAGGTAGGCGACCCAGGCAAGATTAAGATGCTTATGCAACACCGCAACGATAAGCCTATTGGCCGTATGCAGAAGTTTAATGAAGCAGAAGATGGTATCTACGCTAGCTTTAAGATCAGCGCCAGTATGCAAGGCTCAGATGCGTTAATGCTTGCAAGTGAGCAGCTAATCGATGGTCTATCTGTTGGTGTAGATGTAATTAAATCATCACAGAAAAAAGATTATATTTATGTAACTAAGGCACAACTAAAAGAAGTTAGCCTAGTTGAGTCACCAGCGTTTACAGAAGCACAAGTAACTAAAGTTGCCGCTAGCGAAGGCGAAGCGGATGCAACAAATCAACCAACTACGGAAAGTGAGGCTATAGTGGAAAACACTACAGAGCCAACAGTAACACCAGTGGTTGAGTCAGCTCCAGTAGAAGCCGCACGCCCAACAGTTAGTGCATCCTTCTATACAGAGCCACGCTCACCAATTAAAACACAAGCTCAATTCTTAGAGCACTCAATTAAAGCCCAAATGGGTAGCCATGAGTCTGCACAATGGGTATTAAAGGCAGAAGCAGATGTAGCAAAGTATTTAACAGCTGCAGATGATTCATTTACAACCAACCCAGCATTTAATCCAACACAATTCGTACCAACAGTAGTAGATACCTTAATTGGATCACGCCCAGCTGTTGATGCAATCGGTACACGTGCATTACCAGCAGCAGGCATGACTATCTCAGTACCAAAGATCACTACATCTGGTACAGTGGCAGAAACTGCAGAAGCAGCAGCACCATCAGAAACTGGAATTGTGTCTAGCTATGTAAATCTAACAGTCAAAAAGTACGCTGGCTTACAGCGCTACAGCCTTGAGGTCCTTGAGCGCAGTTCGCCCGACTTCTTCCAGGCCATGCTTGACAATATGACTCGAGCTTACAATAAGGCAACAGATGCAGCAGTAATTGCAGCATTAACAGCAGGTGGCGCACAAGCTAACCCACAAGCTGCAACATCTAACGGAATTATTGCTTACGTAGCAGAGCAAGCACCAGCTGCTTACCTTGCAACAGGTGAGTTGGCAACTGCTTACATCGCTGGTACAGGTCAATGGAATCTTTTGATCGGTGCTAAGGATTCAACAGATCGCCCAATTTACACAGCATCACAGCCAATGAACGCAGCTGGATCAGCTTCACCACGTTCACTACGTGGAAACGTATTAGGTTTAGATCTATACGTAGATCCAAATGCAGTATCTACTGTAATTGATGAGTCAGCGTTTATCGTTGTACCATCTGCAGTATCTATCTACGAATCACCTATCCTACGCCTAAGCACAAATATCCCAACTTCAGGCGAAATCGAAACAGCACTATATGGCTACATGGCCGTTGGTGTATTAGTACAAGGTGGAGTCCGTCGCTTCAACCTAACCTAATAGGTTAAATCAAGTAATAATCCTCTGGGGTTTAGTAGCCCTAGCCCCAGGGGAGCTTTTTAAGAGAGGACAGCATGCCAAGTACATTTGTAACCAAAGCTGAATTACGTAGTAATTTGGGGATTGGCAGTTTATACACTGATGCTGTCGTAGAAGAAGTTTGTCAAACTGCAGAAGATTTATTAAAACAATACCTTTGGTATAACGAAGCACCAGTAGTCGGTGCAAGTTTGTACAATAACGTTGCAACTTTAGTGTTAGCAAATCCTGGCATATTTGTAACAGGTCAAACTATAAGCGTAGAAAATTGTGGCAACATTTATGGCGGCCAACACGTTATTACTGGATCATTTCCAGGTACTACAGTGCCAGTATCTATAGGCACAGCATTTTTAACAAATTTACCTTACACAAATTATCCATCTGGATATTCATTTATTCAGTTTGCCAAAGTACATGCAGACGATCCATTTCATAGAATTATACCTAGCGGTAAAGTTGTAGGCCCAGATAAAAAAGACACAGATTATAGTGCGACCCCCGCAATCAGAGAAGCAGCGATGATCATAGCTGTAGATATCTGGCAGGCTAGACAAGTTAGCCAAACTGGTGGGGTAGGTATGGATGGGGTCAGTGCTAGCCCTTATCGGATGGGTTATCAGCTGATCAACAGAGTACGTGGCCTCATCCAGCCATATTCTAACCCTAATTCACTGGTAGGTTAATATGCCAGCTGCGATTACCACACTACGTAGCACATTAGCCACAACACTTACTAATGCTGGCGTGTGGTCAGTATTTGCATTTCCCCCAAGTACACTTCTCGCAAATAGCGTGGTGATTACTCCAGGCGATCCATATATCACACCTACCAATAATGATGAAGTGAGTATTTCACCTTTAGCAAATTTCAAAATTTTAATAACTAAACCTGCTTTAGACAATCAAGGCAATCTAGCAGGCATGGAAGATTATATTTTAGCAGTAGTAACCAAGTTAGGCGCTGCAACCTATCAGATGAATATATCAAGTATTTCTGCACCAGCGATCGTTAATGCAGCTAGTGGTGATTTGCTAGTATCAGAAATAACAGTATCAATCCTAACGAGCTGGAGTTAAAATGGCATATAAAGGTTTAACAGAAGAAGAAAAGAACTTTCTGGCCAAGTCAGGTCAGATTACAAACACACCAGTAGCGGTTAAAAAACCTGCTTACAAAAAAGAAGAGGAGCAAGACTAATGGCCGTATTTTTATCCAATGGTGCGGTAGTTACTCTTAACAGTGTTGATATATCAGCATATGTAACAGGGGTTACTATTAACCGCAGTTTTGATGAATTAGAAATTACAGCAATGGGAGATAGCGCTCACAAGTTCGTAAAGGGCTTAGAGGCATCTACCATTACACTAGATCTATTAAACAATGATGCAGCATCTGGCGCAGGCGCAGTAACAGCGACCTTAGCAGCAGCTTGGGGTACAACAGTGCCACTAGTGATTAAGCGTTCAAGCGCAGCAATTAGCGGTACAAACCCAGAGTATCAAACCACAGTATTGGTAAATAACACTCAGGATCTAAATGGTGCAGTTGGCGACATTTCTACACAGTCAATTACATTTACCTGTAATTCAGTTATAGTAGTAGATACAACACCTTAATTAAGGAGCAATAATGGCAAAGCTAAAGATAACAAGGGCTAATGGTGAAGTCAGCGAGCACAAGATAACACCAGGTGTCGAGTACGCTTTCGAGTTAAAGTACGGATCAGGTATTAGCAAAGTCCTACGTGAGCATGAACGCCAGACCGAAATTTATTGGTTAGCGCACGAGTGTTTACGTAGGGCTAACGTAACTGTACCTGTGTTTGGTATCGAGTTTATAGACAGCTTAGATACTGTAGAGGTATTAGACGAAGAAAAAAAATAGTAGGGCGTGATTCTTTACTCTATACGATAGCCAGCCTATCGATCGAAACAGGGATAGCGCCTAGCGAATTTATCAATATGGACACAGAGATGTTTAGGGCAATTATGCAAGTACTTGCCGATAGAGCTAAGGAGTTAAAAAATGCCAGTCGTAGTAAACGGCGTTAAACAACTTCAAAAGGCTATGAAAGATGTTGACGCAGACTTAAATAAACAAATGGCTAAAGACATTAAAATAGCCATGCTTATTGTAAGAAATAAAGCACGTGGATATTTACCACAGCAAAATGAAGTATTAAGCGGTTGGGGTAAAGGCACAGCATCTACTGAAACTTTTAAGCCTGGCGTTAAGATATTCCCACCCTATGATTATTTAGATGCTAGAGGTAAAATCGCTTATTCAGCAGGTCAAAATAAACGTAATGACAAAGGCTTTAGAGCTGCATTTTATGTGTATAACAATTCTAGATCAGGCGCAATCTTTGAAACAGCAGGCCGCATTAATAAGCCTAGAGGCAATAAATCATTAAACCCAAATGCGCCAGAACAGTTTAACTCTGCAGCCGAAATGCTATCTAGCATGAAAGGTCAAGGCAAGCAAAAAGGTAGATTAATTTACAGAGCATGGTTTGAAGAACAAAACCGAGTAACACCAGCCGTAGTTAATGCTATTGAAACAGTAGCCAAAGAATTTAACAGAAAAACAGAAATAAAGAAGGTTGCATAATGCCAAATTTAATTGTATCGGCAGTCAGCACCTTTGATAATAAAGGATTAAAAAAGGGTCAAAAAGAAGTAACCGCATTTGAAAAAAGAGTAAAAAGTTTTGCTAAAACCTTTGCCGCAGCATTTTCAGTAACAGCATTAACTAGGTATGGTAAAGCAGCTGTAAATGCATTTGTCGCAGACGAAAAGGCAGCTAAGTCTTTAGAGCAACAATTAAAAAATACTGGGTATCAATTTAGTTCACCAGCCATAGAGTTATATATAGCCAATTTGCAAAGAACTTCTGCTGTCTTAGATGACCAGTTAAGGCCTGCGTTTCAGCAGCTATTGACTGTGACTGGCTCAATTACTAAAAGCCAAGATGCATTAAACACAGCTCTTAATGTAGCAGCCGCCACAGGTAAATCCGTCACAGAAGTATCGTCAGCATTAGCCAGAGGCTATGCGGGGCAAACAACAGGATTAAGTAGATTAAATGCTGGTCTAAGTAAAGCCACATTAAAAGCTGGTGATATGGATGCAATACTTACAGAGTTAAACAATAAATTTTCAGGACAAGCACAGGCTAGATTAACTACTTATGCTGGAAAAATGGATCTATTAAAAGTAGCCAGCGAAAATGTAAAAGAAGAAATTGGCAAAGGTATATTAGGTGCGCTTGCAATACTAGGCGAAGATACCAACATTGAAAAAACTACCAAAAAGATGGAAGATCTTGCTACACAAACAAGCGACACTACTATTGGATTTGCTAAATTATTAAAAACACTTGGCGATATACCAGGTTTGGGAATGATAGGTAAAGCATTTTATGAAACAAGCACATTAGGATTATTAGCCAGATTAGGTAGGGAAAATAGACCAGCAAGAGAATTACCTGCCAATGAACAACGAAGTGCTGGCCGTATATTTGCTCAACAATTTAGAACAGAAGTTAGACAGAAAAAAGAACTTGACCGACTTAGAGCTTTAGAATTAGCCCAATTAAAGAAAAAAACAGAAGTAGATAAACTTGCCGAACAATTTAACATAACTTTAATTGGTTTGACTAAAGCATTAAGTGAAGAAACAGATAAAGAAACCAAAGCCAGAATTAATGCCCTTATTGCTATTGAAAAAAATGACGATGCTTTGGCTAAGAAAGCAGCAGCAGAATTATTGGCTGCCCAATCAGCTGCAAAACTAGCGGGCATGTATGACCAAGCTTTAGAATCTGTAAAACTTATGAACGCCAAGATAGCAGCATTTTTAACTAGCATGAGCGTTAAAGGATTTGATATACCTGGTCTAGATTCATTGACTGGTGCTGGCACAATTAGCACTGGAGGTGGTGGTGGCGGCATTACAGGCACATTAGGTGGCAGCATATTTGATCCTAGCTTTGCAAGACGTGGCGAAGAGCGATCAGTAGCAGAATTAAATATAAGAGTAGATACTTCACAAACTGGCGATAGATTCGCAGCATTAATAGCAGAGAGTTTACAGATAGCCCAGAAGTCTGGCGTATCGTATGGTATCGCTGGCGGTTTGTAATGACAGTACCTGTAGTAAATGCTTTCATAAACTTTAGCACTGGGCCATCATTCGCTCAGGCTATGATTTTAGACCAAGGTATATTAGGTACAAATATATTAGGCGATAGTGCATCAATTATTGTCGATGTATCTAATCAAATAAACAGAATTGAAACCAAGCGAGGCCGTAACGCTTTGATCGATCAATTTCAAACTGGCACACTTACACTACGTATAGTAGATCAGAATGGCGATTTCAACCCACAGAATCCATCTAGCCCATACTTTACATATTTGACACCTATGAAAAAGGTGCAGATTACTGCTACATATAACAGTGTTACTTATCCTATATTCTCAGGATTCATTACAAGCTAC